TTACAGTTTTTCTATATCTTCTTTCAATTTTTCTTTTACTCCTTTTGTCACATGCAAATAAATTTTTTCAGTGATATCACTATTTTCGTGACCAACGCGATCCTGAATGGCATACAGAGGAGTTCCTAGTTCCGCTAATTTTGAAATATGGGTATGTCTAAAAATATGTGAACTAAGTTTTTTATCAATCTTCATGTCAGCTTTATGACTTCTCAAATAGGTGTTAATTGCTGTTAGTTGGAAAGGAGTTCCTTTCGTTGTTTGAAATAGAAATTGACCATTTGGATTTAATTCTAGAAGCTCATTGTAAATAGCTATCGCTTTTTTTGGTAAATCAATTTCTCGCATTCCGGCAGCTGTTTTTGTAGAATCAGATTTTTTCATATCAGCTATTGAACGTTCTCTATACATCATCGTCCCATTTATAACTACTGATGCATTATTATTGGTAATGTGTACATCATCTTTACTTAATGCGATTGCTTCACCAGACCTCATCCCAGTCAAATATAGCCACTGGAAAAGGAGAGAATATCTTTTATTGTGTGAAGTTGTGAAATCTACTAGTCTATTATATTCATCATCTTCTAAAAATTTATCTTTAATTTTTATCGTTTTTGACTCTCTTTTATAATCAATAACTACTTCATCGATAGGATTTTTTTCTACATAACCTTTTTTCATAGCATATGAAAAAAGAAGATTCAATTTGGATTTAATTACACTGACGTACTTATTTGACAAGTCATCTTTATATATCATGTCTTCAAAAATATTATTCAAATCTATTGTATTAATACCAGAAACGATGTAAGTCTCAGGTATCTTCTTCTTTATAGTGTTTAATATATTATTCGTAGGATAATATGTAGATTCCTTAACTTGTCTTTTGTATATAACTAACCATTCTTCAACAAGCTCATGAAATGTTAGATCAGGCTTATGAAGTGTTTTTTCGTTTAATTTTATATCAATTTTTTTATTTAACTCTAGCAATGCCACTTTCTGAGTTTCTCGAGATTTATTTTTATAAGTAATGCTCACTTTTTTTCTTTTTCTAGTTTTTGGATCAATATATCGCTCATTATATTTATATACTTTTTTTCCGTTTTTATCAGTTTTAGTTTCGATCCACATTGTTTTCATCTCCTATTTGTTGCTATAATAGGAATAGATAAGTAAGCCGATTATAGCAGGTTTATTTTTCATCACGTCCACAAACTTTGGCGAGGGAGGGGCGTGTTTTTGTTAGTTATTGTGGTAGGTTATCTAAAGCGTATTGTGCTTGCTCATTTGTAAAACCTTCAAATATAAGTTGATCGTACAATTGCGAATCTGACATTGATGCCCAATCATCGTAACTTTCCGCTTTAGCCAAAGCTTGTTCGTTGTAATCGACATCAACATTAGCCAGCGCATAATCGATTGCATCACTTGGATATTCTTCAAACTCTAGTTGTTCACGCAAACCTTGTTCAGACATACCAGCCCAACCTAGATAGCTTTCAGCTTTGCTCAATGCATTTCTGTATTCACGAGGAACACTTTCTTCTTGAGTAACTTCTTCTATAGTAGTTTCAGTAGTTTCAGTTTCTTCTTCAACGACTGTAGATTCTGCTACCGATTCTGCAGAAGACACTTCTGTCACGCTTTCTTTAGTTGTTTCAGCGACGGTATTTTTAGCATCATCACTGCCTCCTTGCGAACCTATAGCAATAAACACCACAACAACCGCTAACAACCAAAACCATACCCGTTTATAAAACGGTTTCTTAACTTTATACATTTTCCCATCTTGACCCATAACTTTTTTTGCCATTTAAATATCCCTCGCTTCTTGTTATAATATATTTGTGATCTCAGAAATGAGGTATGAGTCCGTGTTGCAGCACGGGCTTTTTTCTTTATAACTTTTTTAGAGATTATAGGCAAAATAGTAGGGCATAAAAATGTATTATTGAATTCCGTATTTAGAAAATCCTAATTGAACTTCACCGGAAGTCTTTTGCTGTGTTGTACGCAATGCTTCTTCTTCAGACATTCCATTCTGTACTTTCCATGCAACAGGCGACATCCCGTATTTGTTAACAAAATCAGTAAGTGATAAAGTGTCAGCGTCTTGCTGAGCGCTTGTTTGTTGGTCTTCTGGATTCTGTTGAGATGCTGCTTGTTGTTCTTTCTGATCTTGACTGATAATATTGCCAGCATCATCTGTAGTCAATCCATTTTCATAAAGGGCCACGCCGAAAGCTTCCCACTCTTTGTTGGACCAATTTGCACGATCAGCTGGAGTTGACTGTAAAGTGCGTTGTTTCATCTGTTCATATGTTTCTTCTTGAGGTGCGGTTTGGATTGTACTCTGACTGGAGCTTATAACTGTTGGGCTAGGTTCCGCCGTAGCTTGGTTGGAGCTTGTAACTGTTGAACTAGAATCTGTTTTAGATGTAGATTTGCTAGTAGATGAACTGGTTTCAGTTGTTTCTTTTGTTTTACTTATTTTTGTTTCTTGGTTAGAAGTGGTATCTGTTGATTCAGCTTTTTTATTATTTGAACAAGCTGAAAGTAGCAGAGCAGTACTTAACAACAACATAACGCTAACTTTTTTCATTTTATAATTCCTCTTTCTCGTTGTAATATGTGTGCTAACACGGGCTTTTTTATATAAGAAAACGATAAGCGCTTTCTGGAAGCCCGTAAAGATTCTTTAATTCCTCGATTTTTTTAGGATATTGATCATTATCTTCTTTATAAAGAGAAACAATGAGATTAGCAGCAAAGCAATTAGCTTCGCTTTCAGATTTGCTTCTAGATGTTCTTGTTGATACATAATAGCTGGATAAGCCACGATGAAAAATAGCGTGACCTAATTCGTGAGCGCAAATGTAGAATCTTTCCTCAGAGTCTCGCAGTTCATCATTTAAAAAGATTATCGCACGATCTCTAATTTCTTGAAACTGCCCCTTGGGATTCTCGATAAAAGGAACGTATTGAATTTTAATGCCCATCTTTTCACAAATATAAAAAGGATTAGCGGACTGGTATTTCCGCTTCAACTCCTCGACTAAATTAATCGTATCCATCTCCATAAGCTCACATCTTTTTGCCTTTTTCTTTGTCTTCTTTCACAATATCCCAGAAAGTCGCTATCAGGATATCTTTTACGCGCTGTATTTGTTCGGGTGTCAATGTTTCCCCACCATAAGACATATTAACATTTGAGTCTAGTAGTTTATCAAGTTCAACCACTTCCTCTTTTGTAGCCCACTTGGGAACATTATTATTTCCCAATAAATAATCAGTTGTGACACCAAAATAATCAGCAACTTTCTTTAAGTTCTCAGATTTTGGCGAGGCTTTATCCCATCTTCTTATTTGTCCATTAGAGATGCCCACCTGTCTTTCTACTTCTGCTATAGTCACATGCTTTTCGTCTGCTAATTCTTTAATCTTAGTAACTAAACTCATTATTATCAACCTTTCAAAGCTGAAAAGAAAATAAATAGCTTAAAAGTTATATTTTTGGTTGACAATTAGCTTTTAAGCTAGTATATTTAATTCGTAAGCTAAATTGTTAGCTAAATAAGAGCAACAAAAAACTCTACTAATTTAAAACATTCTCTCGGTCGCCAAACTTAGAAATGTTATTTTAGAGGCTTTTTATAAGTCTTATTTAACTATGTATTCATAATAGCTTAAAAGCTAATAGGTGTCAACGATTTAGCTAATTTTTTAGCTTACAAATTATTTGTTTAGAAAGGAGCTATTTTTATGTCTGAGAATTTAGACTTAAAAATTCGAGCGGAGATGAGAAAAAGAAGAATGACTTTCAAAGAACTAGCTGCGCTTATCGGTATTTCAGGAGCTTATTTATCAGATATTCTAAACGGCAATCGTGATGGAAAGAAAGCACAACAGCATATCGAAACAGTGAAAAAAATATTGGACATCCGATAGGGGGGGTAGGCGATGACAAAACTAAAAAAACAAGATTTTGTAAAAAAATATAATTATTCTCCATCTACTTATCAACGTCGAATGTCGGAACTAAAAAATACAGCAATTTTCTCAGCGGCGTATGAACGGGTCACAGGACAAGAAGTTTGGATCAATACAGAATTATACGATAAATTTTTGTCTTTCAAATCCTATAACAGGTTACGCACAAGAAAGGTAACACCTAAAGAATTTATCGAGAAGCATTTAGTTGATTTATAAAAAACAGAACATTTTGAGAGGTGAAGGTTAATGGGTAAATTCAACAGAGCATTAGTATTCAGCGCACCGCTAATCGTCTATGCTTTAGGGCTTTGGGGAAGTAGACAAGCGTTGATAGGAACGATTGTGTACATGGTTTGGATTTTTATAGGGCTGGATGAAGCTGAGTACAAAACAAAAAAGCCAGTCGGGAGGGACTGACTAATGAGTAAGGACGATATTGTATTTCTGTTAATTATGTTTTGTGGGATTGGATCAATAATAATTAATTTGTATTTGATTATTAAAGAAAAATTTTTCAATTAAAATGAGTCTTTTAGCTTTAACTTAAATTTTTTTTGATAATTAGCTGTTCTTATGACCATTACAAGTTTTTCACCAGGTAATATATCTTTCATATCTAAAACTTCTGAAAAAGCGACTGAGTAGCCAGGAGAGATTGCTTGTGCCAACGGTATAGGAGATAAAAGGCTACTTTTATGAATGCTTCCCATATCAAAACCATTGGCGTGATAATGTGAACAATTAATTTTCTTACCGTTGTAAAGATACGTACATTCGATAATTGAGTTTGGCATTTTTGATGGGTTTGCAATTACGCCAGTAAGAATCATTCGATTACTTCTATCATGCTTAACTAAAAAATAGGAGAGCGTAATTTTTCTTTTATCTTTAAATAAGTTATAGAGGGATAAAAAAAATCCTGAAATAGAAATGATTAAAGTAATAGCGACTTGGTAATCGCTCAAAATTTTTATCAAGTAATTCACCACCTTTTTACTCAAATTATATCAAAAAGGAGAGAAGAAATAATGCAAGAATTAGTAATTTTGAAAAATAAAAAAAGACACGAACGCCGGCAAGCATGATCGTGTCAGGGAAATAAACTATCTTTCTATATTTTACCACAGAAAGGAATGAACCGTAAATGCTAATTGCAACGGATACACTAGACCGCATCTTTTTAAAAGACGAATACAAACTGCGCAATATAGATGCGTCAGGAATTTTAGTATTTGATCTTTATGACAATGGAAAAATTGGTATCTATCAAGCAAGTGATATTGAAGAAACAAACCTTGCTTTCGAACAAATTGATGATTCTGTGGAATTGGATTTAGATGAGGCAATCCTAGCTTTTGAACAAATTGCAAAATTATTAAAGGAGGCACAAAAGAATGGCAACTCTTTACCAACTCAGCGAGTCATATATCAAAGTCCTGGAACTGGCAGAACAATTGGATGAAGAAATTCTTCGCGATACTCTCGATTCGATTAATGAAGCGATCGAGTATAAGGCAGAAAACTTAGCAAAAATAGTTAAAGAAGTAGAAGGGAAAGCTGAGTTAATCGATAGTGAAATTAAACGTCTGCAGGAACGTAAGACATCGCTTTTGAACAATGCTAAGAGTATCAAGCACTATTTACAAGAGGAAATGGAAAAGACTGGTAAAACGAAGATTAAAGGTGAATTATTCAACATTGGAATTCAAAATAATCCAGTATCGGTCAATGTAATCAATGAGAACTTAATTCCAAAAGGATTCTTTACCCCTGTGCCTCCCAAATTGGATAAAAAGCAATTGAAGGAGGAACTGAAGCACGGAGATATTCCTGGTGCTGAACTCGTCCAAACAAAAGGTTTGAGGATAAGATGATGAAGGAGGAGAAATAATGGAACACGAAAACGTAAAAGACGCTTTGAAAGCTGCTATCGAAATCGCGGAAGCTAAAGGAATAAAGGTTGACGGCAAACCAGCAACTGTCCATGACATTCAAAATTTGACGAAAGAACATCTTTATTTTATCGCCGACTTGCTTGGTTTGTCGGAATTGTATTTAGACAAATAACCCCACACGGAAGGAGTGGCTAGGGTGGTTGTATTACAAGTAATAGTCTGCGTAACATTCATTTGGTCGTGCATACCGGTTTGTATATATATCATGAAGAAGCTTCGCCCTGAGTCTTACAAATTATACGCAATTTACAGCATAACAGTAGCTCTTGCATTTACATTGTTTGCAATTTCTAGGCTTCCGTTTTAATCGTGGGAATGAATTTTTAATGAACTAAATTATCTATAAAGCAAAAAAAGGAGAAACAACATTGAAAAACAAACTAGCAAAAACAACAGCAATCATCGGACTAGCACTAGGTAGCGGCGTTATCGGCTACGCAGCAAGCAATGCGTTTCAAGATTTGGACACGATCAAAGCAAATTTCAACACAGTCCTACAATACGGTCAAACGAAATCGCAACGTGTGTCAGAACTTGAATCACAGCTATCCAACAACACTCGCACACAGGAGCAGCTGAAAGCCGAAATTGAGCAAATCAAATCGGACAAGCAGAAGGAAATTGAAGCCAAGCAACGAGAAATCGAACAAAAGCAACAGGAGATCGCTACAAAGCAACAGGAAGCCGATAGCTTGCGCCAACAACTATCCACAGTGCAAAACGACAAGGAGCAGTTAGAACAGCGCGTGAGCGAGTTACGGCAGTATACGGATCAAAAGGTAGGGGAGTTGGGGAAATGAAAGAGTTGACTATTTATGACCCAAATATTTCATGGGCTAAACACACAATTAAAGTTTCTTTTATGATTTGGGGTTACAAAGGATATGTTACTTACAAAGTGGGCGGTAACACTAAGGGTTTATCATTAATAGCTATTGATTCAGATGATCTATATGATGCTAATTTCGAGGATAACCCAGTTAATTTCCGTGACCTTGATGAAGATTGGTTCTCTATGGAACTTACTAACGATAAAGGCGACAGTACACTTGTAGAAGATGAATTCGACAGACTAGGTGATTATATTGTCGGTGTTGAAATTATTGCGCACGAACCAGAGTAGGAGAGTGAATACAAAATGATTAAAAGAATCACTATATCAGTTGAAGAAGATAGTGGATCAACAATGCAGCATACCGACAATCGAAAAACTTTTTTAACCAATAGAAAGGAGAATTTTGATGCAGATTAAGAAGGCGACGGATATCGAACAAACCAAGGGAACATATTTGATCTACGGTGCTCCAGGAAAAGGTAAAACTTCAACGGCTAAATATTTTCCAGGGAAAACACTGATCCTTGATATTGATCGGACTTCAAAAGTCCTTAGAGGTGAGAAAAATGTCGATATCGTATATATCGACAACGAAGATACCTGGAACGACTGGGGCAACACGTTGGCTGATTTAACTACCAATTATGTAGGTGTTTATGACAACGTGGTTGTCGATAATGTCAGCGAATTGGAACGGTGTATTCTGTCCAGTTTAGGCGCAGAAGGAAAAAACAACGGCGTTCCTTCGCAAGGCGATTATCAATATATGCAATTTAGAATGGTGAACAGCCTACGCTATATGAAAAATTTAGACAGCAACCTTATCTGGACCGCATGGGAAGAAATCGATTTGTGGACGGATTCGGATGGATCTTCTTACAACATCGCTTTGCCGCAGATCAATCGAAAGATTCGAAACAATATTTTGGGATTATGTGACGTTGTTGGTCGATTGATGGTAAAGGAAGACGATGAACGCGGATTTATTTTACAAGCCACAGATTCAACCTATGCCAAAAATCAATTGGATAATAGATCTGGCTGTAAGCAAAGTGAGCTGATTTTAGATGGAATTGTACGACTACCAGAATGATTTAGTCGATCGTGCAAGACAAGCCTATGTTGATGGTTACAAGGCACCATGTATCGTATCACCGTGCGGTTCTGGAAAATCAGTCATGGTTGCAGAGATCGCTAAACGAACCACACGAAAAGGCAACAGAGTGTTGTTCTTGGTCCATCGTCGTGAATTGATTGATCAGATCAAAGATACGTTTCAAAAGATGGGCGTAGATAATCAGCTTGTAAATTTCGGCATGGTTCAAACAGTCGTACGACATCTTAAAACCATCAAGAAACCACAACTGATCATCACTGACGAAAACCATCACGGGTTAGCAGCGTCCTACAGAAAAATCTATGAGTATTATTCGGACGTTCCGCGATTAGGTTTTACCGCGACACCCATCCGGTTAAACGGTAGTGGGTTGGGGGATGTGAACGACTTGCTAATTGAAGGAGTATCGGCTAAATGGTTGATTGAGAATCATAGATTAGCTCCTTATGAATATTATGCACCTAAATTGATCGATACAGCCGAATTAAAGAAAGCTTCGACTGGAGATTTTACAAAGAAATCAATGGATAAGGCAGTGAAGAATACTATTTATGGCGACGTGTTGAAACATTATAAAACGTTAGCAGAAGGTGAACAGGCAATAGCATACTGTCACAGTATCGATGCAAGTAAACACACTGCTGAAATATTCAACGATGCTGGTTATAAAGCAACACATATCGATGCAAAAACTCCAAAAGATGAACGTGCAGATATTATCGAAGCGTTCAGAAATCATGAAATTAAAATCCTATGCAATGTTGATTTGATCGGAGAAGGGTTTGATGTTCCTGATTGTTCGACTGTAATTATGTTGAGACCTACTCAATCGTTATCATTGTACATTCAGCAATCGATGAGGGGGATGCGTTACCGACCAGATAAAACGTCAATCATCATTGACCATGTGGGTAATGTGAACCGTTTTGGATTGCCTGATATGGATCGTGAATGGAGTTTAGATACAAAAAAGAAAACAAAAACTGATAGTGATTTATCTATCGTTCAATGCGCGTTTTGTTTTGGTGCTTACGAACGGCCAAAAGGCGATAATATTTGTCCGTATTGCGGAGAGTTGCAGCCGATTGAAGAACGAAAGTCAGAGTTAGAAATCGATGAATCGGCTGAATTAATGAAAGTCGGAGAAACGAAAATTACTTTGAATTTTGAGAACAATAAATATTACAACATGACGGAAGATGAAGCAGAAAGTATAGAGGACTTATATGCCATAGCAAGAGCTAAAGGATTTAAACCTGGTTGGGCTTATATGGCTGCTAAGAGGAAGGGGTGGTTGTAGGAATGGGCGGTATTTTTGGTAAAAAAGCAGAAGATGTTCAAGGTTCAATAATAAATGGCGTAACAATAATAGGTGATACTGGAAAAAGAGATAGTTCAGGCAATCAAATTGTAATCGCTAGAAATAAAAATAACGAAGTTTTTGAATCTTCTCTATCTAATATAAAAAGAGGTGTTGTTAACGGGACAGGCGAAGAGAGTGGCTACGTTAATTTAAAAAAAGCTAATGAAAAATACCATGTTGAAGGAACTTACGTTAAGGCTTTGTCTGTCGGTGGAACAAAAGGCGTTAATTGGGATAAACGAAGAAATAAATGGAAAGCACGATTATATTTCAAAGGAGAATATGTCTTACAAAAGGATTTCAACACCAAAGAAGAAGCAATCCAAGCACGACTTGCAGCAGAAGAAAAATATTTCAAACCTATCTTAGAAAAATATGAAAATAAAAAGGAGAATGATTAACATGACAGGATTTAACTTAGACTTTTCAAAAGCGCAACAAGGGAACGAAATCAAAGACGGTACGTACGAAGTGGTCGTAAACAAAGCTGTAGAAAATGCAACTAAATCAGGCGCAGAATTTATCGATATCGATTTGATCGTTCGTAACGATGTGGATCAACCGTTCCAAAATAAACACATTTTCGCAAAAATCTGGAAAGCCAAAGCTACCGGCAAATATAACGAAGGTATGATCATGGCAATTGCACAAGCGCTACAGTTGGAAGACGGAAAATCATATAACGGGTTTGATGAATTGCTGGCGGACTTTGTTTTGAAAACCGCCTCAGTACGCGTGAAAACTGAAGAGTCAAATGGATATAAAAACGTCAATGTGAAGTCTTGGGATAAAACGAACACACGGGGCGTAATGAATCACCAATTCAAAAATGGTGATGAACCATCCTTCGGACCGGAACGTTCAAGAGCGACAACGGTTAGAAATGACAATCTTCCATTTTAATTGAGGTGTAATCAATGTATGAAAAAATTCCAAAAGAGCTTAAAAATCTCAAACAATGGTGTGTTTATAAGCTAGTTTGGGATGAAAAGCGGCAGAAGCACACGAAGATCCCTTATAACGCCAACAACGGGCATAAAGCCAAATCCAATGACGAGAGTACCTGGTCTGATTTTCAGACCGCTCTCGCTGCTATTGATCACTACGGAATGAGTGGACTGGGGTTCTTTTTCAAACCACCTTATTTCGGCATTGATATCGATAATGCTGAAGGTGAAGTTGAGCGATTTAAATCAGGTGATATAGAAGAAAATATTATCTATGAATTTATCGAAAGCATGAGATCCTATGCTGAGTATTCTCAATCAGGTACTGGCATCCACATTATTGCTCGCGGAGAATTGCCCGGCGGAAGACGCAGGAAAGGTGACGTAGAAATGTACCAGAACGGCCGATTCTTCGTTATGACTGGAAATGCCGCATCAAAATATTTAGAAATAACTGAGCCGAATCCAAAGGATATCAAACGCCTATATGATCGCTACGTTGGAGATGAAAAAATCATCCAATTCAAAGAAGAAAATCCGCTGATGAATACCGTTGATTTACCGGTTGAAGAAATTATCAAACGTGCTGAATCGTCTTCCCAAGGGGCAAGATTCAAAGTCTTTATGAACGGCGGTTGGGAAGCTTTTTATTCCTCGCAATCCGAAGCGGATATGGCGTTCGCCAACGACTTGGCTTTTTGGACCGGTAGAGACTTTGAAAAAATGGATGAGATTTTCAGAGCGTCTGCAATGATCCGTAGCAAATATGACCAAAAAAGGGGATCGGCAACTTACGGAGAATCTCTACTAAATAAGGCAATTGCTGATACAAATTCCGTCTACAACCCCAAACGGAAATCTGATTTTAAGATTTTTATCAAAGACCAGGAACAGCCAAAAGAGGAAAAATACTATTCGTACGACGACACCGGCAACGCGGATCGGTTTACTGATATCTACGGAACGTTAGTCAAATATTCGTACATTGATAAATCTTGGTATTACTACGATGGGAAAGTTTGGCTACAGGACAATACCGGCGAAGTTCGGAAAATGATCGATACGACAGTAGACATCATGGGAAAAGAACCGTTAACGATCCCTGAAGGCGCAGACGATGAAACCAAAGAAGCTTTGATGAAAGCGAAAGAAAAACACGTCAAGCGTTCTCGCAGCAATGCCGGAAAAAACGCTATGATGGACGAATTGAAACATCGACTATCCGTATTGCCGGAAGAGTTCGACAAAGATAAAACGCTGTTCAACACACAAAGCGGCTATCTGTCTTTGCATGACGGTCTTCTACACGAGCATGAGATAGACAAAATGTTTACACGTGTTTCAAATGTCGAGTACACAGAATCGGTCGATTGTCCTATGTGGGAAGAATTTATTAATCAGATTTTTGACAATGATCAAGAATTAATCAGATATATCCAGAAATGTGTCGGATATTCCCTGACCGGATCTACCAGAGAGCAATGTATGTTCATCCTCTACGGTCATGGGTCAAATGGAAAGTCGGTATTTTTGGAAATTATTTCTGAATTGATGGGAAACTATGCGATGACTATGCAGGCACAAACGATCATGGTCAAGCAAAGCCAATCATCAGCAAACAGTGATATTGCACGATTGAAAGGTGCGCGGTTGGTCACTTCGTCAGAACCGAATGAAGGCGTCCGACTGGACGAAGGTCTGGTCAAACAATTGACTGGTGGTGATAAAGTCACGGCTCGGCACCTTTATGGAAAAGAATTCGAGTTCGAACCTGAATTCAAGTTGTGGCTGGCAACGAACCACAAGCCCATCATCCGTGGGACCGATGACGGCATCTGGCGACGGTTAAATTTAATTCCATTCACTGTCCAAATCCCGGATCACAAAAAGGATAAAAATCTGAAATTTAAATTGCAGACGGAGTTGCAAGGGATCCTTAAATGGGCAATCGATGGTTGCCTGTTGTGGCAGAGAGAGGGCTTGGAGAAACCAAAGTCGGTTGTTGCAGCGAGTCAGGATTATCGAAACGAAATGGATCAAATAGGTACATTTATCGAAACGTGTTGCGAAACAGGTCCAGGACTAAAAATATCAGGCGGAGAATTATACAAAGTTTATCGTGAATGGGCATCAGATAATGGCGAGCATACTTTCACTAACACGAAGTTTGGCAGAGAGATTTCAAAGAAATATAGCAAAGAAAAAGCTGGTGGATTTATGGTTTATAAAGGAATCACATTAAAACCAAGAAAATACGATAACGTTAGAGAACTTTTTAAATAAATCTGGAGGGTTCTGGAGGGTTGAGAACGAAACCCTCCAACCCTTAGAAACGTTGATATATCAGTATTTATATTATATTTTTCTTTCTTTCTGGAGGGTTTTAAAAAAATAATAAAGTATTAAAGTAAAAAATAAAAAGTAAATTATATAAAAAAGAATAGGTTTTTGGGTCTGACCCTCCAAACTCTCCACCAAAATCTTCCTAAATGCTTTGATACCAACGATTAAACAGTCTGGAGGGTTACATTGAAATCAGAACATCAAATACAAGACGAGATCAGAATTGCCTTATCAAAACATGGTTGCACGATTTTTCGATCCAATGCGGGACAAGTGACAACGATCGAAGGGCGGCAATTTTACGGGATGCCAAAAGGGTTCCCAGATCTATGTGGACATCGTAATTCTGATGGGAAAGCAATTTATATAGAAGTAAAAAATGAACGCGGTAAGTTGCGTGAAGATCAAAAAAGGTTTGCTGAATTTTTAAACGGTCAACCTGTACTATACGGTGTTGCACGATCAGTGGAAGAAGCATTGAAAATTGTGGAGGAATCATCATGACAACAGAAGAAGTGATTCAAATGCGTATTCGAAGCCTTCAGCGTGAGATTGACGATCTGGAACGGACAAAGGCAGTGATGGTCAATGAAACGGCGAGGAAGGCAATCGATTTGCACATAGAGAATTTAAGAAGGGAAATCCATCGATTGGAGGAATGAGCGTGGATAAGAAAGCAGCAATGAAACGAATCATCGAACTGACACATTCTGAGAATTGGCAAGAAGACAAAGAAATAGTTGCAGAAGTCCAAAAGCTCGGTAAATCAATGTGGAGTGAAAAAACCAAACGGAGAACACCGAGAAAAATTGCAATCTGGCATGGTGACCGAATTCTAGTAACAGGTACTGCTGAACAGTTATCTGAAATTACTGGATTAAGCAAAAACATTATCTGGGATAGAGCTAAACGCGAGAACGTTGATTCGAAAGGTCGTCAATTTAAACATTGGGAGAAGAAATAATGGAGGAACTAATCACAAAAGTAGAGCAGTGGGCAAAAGATAAGGGATTGGATCAAGCTGATTCCAGCAAGCAAATGTTAAAAACGATCGAAGAGATTGGGGAAGTTGCCGCTTCTCTAGCTAGAAAAGATGAATATGGTTTAAGAGACGGAATTGGAGACGTAGTAGTAACCTTGATTATTTTAGCTATGCAAAATGATATGGATTTGTACGAGTGTCTGAACCAAGCATACAACGAAATCAAAGGACGCACAGGAAAAATGGTAGATGGTGTATTCGTGAAGTCGAGTGATTTGGAGGACAGCGATGAATAAAAAAGTATTAATTGATAAACAAGCATTGATTGATGAATTAATGAAAATACCTGGTGTGGGATCTAATAGTGACGCTTTAGAAACGATTAAACGTTTCCCATCGTATGAACCGCAGAAGCCAGTTGTGCCTAAGTTTGTGGCGGAACTACTCGACTATTATCGTCAGTCAACAGATGTTGATTTATTAGCTTTATTGATAACTTTCCATGATTGGTATTATCGCAAAACTAAAGACGGTGAGCATGAAGAAGCAATTGATTGGCTAGTTGATCATCCTGAAATTTATATGCGTGCATGGCTGTTTGGCTACGAGCTCGAGAAAGAGCCGTTGTATTGCGTAATAATCAATGGTAGATATCTTGTCAAAGTATTCAGCAATACAAACGTTGTCATATTAGTTCCAGCAGATGAATTTTCACAGTACGTTACTCAAAAATTTCAATTAACTGAAAAACAAATCAAAGCAATTGATGAAAGATACTGGCCGTTTGCTGTGCCAGTGGATGAGGTGGTAGAAGGATGAGCGACCCATACATTACTAAATTAGAAAAGTTGTCCGAAGATTTTGAGAAGAATAAAAATAAACTAACTAAAGATAAACTTATAGAACTGGTTAGGTTGGTTATCAGAGGAGCTATTACAAGAGAAAAGGCGCAGCAAAACATAGAAATTTTTGCTCGTAGTGTCCGAGATGGATTAGAGAAGAAAGTTAAACAAAATGAACAACAGACACCGCCGAGTAGCAAAATTAAAGAATCAGGAAGTGAATGTAGCGAAGGAGGAATAATATGAACTTATTAATTACACTTATTGTTATGGTCATTACAAATGTAATTTTTTATAGATGGTATACAAGCGAACTAACGAAGGAACTCAAAAAAATAGAGGATAGAGTAGATAAAAAGCTACTCATCCTCATTAGAAAAAATCATTGAGCAAAATTGTTGTCCCAATGCAGTAATTTTTATCGAACCTCGTATACATCTAATATCAAACTCAGTATCTTTAAACAATGGATCTTGTTTATATCTTTCTTCTATTGATTCTGTAATTGATTTGTAAAATTGTGAACTTTCAAATTGGTTGTAAATGTCAATATTTTTTTCACTTGTAAGTCCAATCTGTGGTCTAATTTCAATTAAACCATAAGATTGAAGTGTTTCTATAGTGGGGTTTGCGCTATCGGGATTTAAAGGATCAAATAGAATCAAATCATTAACAAGCGTGATTCCATTGCCATCCCTTTTTTCTACTCTGAGAGAAACTGTAGGCAGCACAGGGTTTAAATAAATTTTAGATAATAAATAAGCATCTGTGGTAGTTAATTCTGAAAGAATAGTTGAAAACCTTGGGGAAGCATTTGAATTTTTTCGATTATCAATTAAACCGGCCAATAAGTTAGCAAAATACTCACGCATATCTTCTTCTTCGATTTGGTATCGTGAATCTTCCATTGTTTTAAGAGCAAGTCCAAATTTTGATGTATCACGATTTTCATCAGGTATACTTTCAGTTTTAGTATTGATTTTATTGACAAAATCTTGATAGGATTTTTCGCTCGTTACATTAAGTCTCCGAAGAGGGCCCATTACGTAGTTAACTATACCCCCAAGACCCTCACCAATAGATTTTGTTGCAGGCCCTAAAGTATTGACAATCAATTCTTTAGGAATAAGTTCGATATTAATAAGGGAACCTTTTTCATCTGACATATTACCATCTCCTTTTTAATAAAAGTATACCAAAAAAACATCAAATTTTTAATTTATTATGGAGGAATTAGAATGAACAACAGACACCGCAGAATAACAAAACTAAGAAAACGGGAACTGAATGTACTAAAGACAAAGTTTGAAAAAGAATATGGAATTTCAGCAGAAGAAACATATAAAGTGGCAAGTCAGTGTGTTGCTGATGCGAGCGGCGCTATTCGTAAGTTTGGAATTTCGATATTAAGTGATGATCGTAAATGGGAGGAAAAAGAATGAAACTAAAAGACGGATTTTACTCCAGCAGTCATGGTATCGGCGGTTTAATGCTAGATATGCCGACAAAGAACCCTAAAACACGTGAGAAACCAAAATTCAAAGTCGGTGACATGGTTCGCTGTGAAGCAGAAGGATTCATCTATCCATTTTGTGGATATGTAGAACATCTCTATAATCACTCAGCAATCATTCGTATTGAAAACACGATGGAATGTGACAAGTGGTTAGCGAAAAGCAAAGAGAATTTAGCAGTAGCGAGATTGGTGGATATGGAGGTTATATAAACAGCGAAAAAATGTACTTCTAAGAGAAAAATTTATTTTTTATAAAAATAGGAAAGTATCATTATGAAAAAGACCACAGAGATAAATAAACCTACCACATAAAAAATGAATATTTCTTGCGATTCAATATAGGTATATTTAACAATTTGTACAATAAAAAATACTATAGGTAAAAAAGATAACATGAGGAGCTTATTTGTTCTAGAGTGTTTGACAAAGTAACAAAATGCGACGATACCAATACAAACGGGAATCCAAAATAACAGCATGCTCCACATAGTCACTCAACCATCTCCTATACGCTTTATTATCAATAGATAATATCATTTTTCGTAATAAAGATAAAAAAATAAGTAAGGCTTCTCATTAAAATATAAAAAAGACAGCCGACCACTGACTGCCTATATAAGAGTATTGAAATAAAAAGCTGCTGATATAATAAATTCCACAAGTTTATTATATCACATAAAGGAGCGGTTTGACTTGATGCAATTGTTACGAGAGGTAGATTTCAAACAGACAAGATGTAATGCGAGAGATGTGCTGAAGAACTTTCGGCGTTTGGAGCGGATGGCAGGTCGCTCTTTGATAGATATTAAGTCGCCGATTATTACGGATATGCCGAAGGCGCCGAAGCACGGCAATAAGGCAGAAGACGCAATCATTCAGATGATGGATATAGAAGCGGAGAGAGACGCGATTCTAGCAGCCTTGATGGCTCTTAGTCTGATTAGTCGTCAGATACTCTACTATAGCTTTTGTGTGCCAGATAGCTTCTCAAACTACAGAATTAGCCGTGAAGTGGGTTATTCAGAAAGAAGTATACAACGGATGAAGTCGGAAGCTCTAATAGAGTTTGCAGAAGCATATAAACACGGAAAAATAATTGCTTATAAATAATTTGGCGGTTTTTTGGCGGAATGATGGCGGTTTTTAGACATTTACCAGTGTTATTATGGTAGTGTCGAAAGATTAGGAAACAGGATCGACAAAATAAACGAAGGGAGGCAATCTCCCTCATCGTTTTAAACTTCTTCTTAGATAGACAGCAACTAATTATGAAGAAAAGGATGTGAATTCAACTCCTCCTAAATTCTTCATCGGTTGCTGTTTATTTTGATTAGACAGCAGCACTCACAAAACTAAACATGTTCTTGTCGTCTTTCAACTGCTGCTGTCTATTAATTTATGTATTGGAGGGAAGAAAAATGAAATTATCAGTAGAAGGCACTCCAGAAGAAATACAAGAATTGCTCCAAGCTATTGGTAGTAGCAAGGAGCAAAAGGTAAGTGTTTCTAATTCAGATATTGACGGTATTTGCAATTGTTTAAACAGAGAAAAAATATCTAATCCTTACTAAGAGAAAATATGTTCGTTAATGAATTTCCAATTTTCCTCTGTAGCTCTACCTTGATAATTTTTTTGCAGTTCACAGATGAATAAGGAATCGTTATTATCAAGTACTGTATTTAATTTTTCACACATTTGATTTGGATTCAAATTAGTTTTAACTAACCAAAAAGATTTTTGTAGCTTTATATATGCCCCAAATTCTTTTATTATTTCAAATACTTTATCATACTTTTGCCCTGGGTTATTAAGATCATAACTAATCATGTAGGGTTTATACATGTTGTCTTGCACATCCTTGTTTTATATTTCAGCGGACCACTCGCTGATAAATAAAATTATACGCTTAGTATTTATTTTCACAATATTAATTTATCGTAATAACTTTTGAGTAAATAGAACAAAAAACCTGCACTAGTTTCCGCTAGTACAGGCAGTGACTATATCGGTTGATAATCTAGCATATATTAAAAATAATTGCAAGAAAAGAAATTTATAGTGGTTTATACCAAATTATCAAAGCAATGTTATTTTGTTGCTGTCTATTGTTTTTTAATTATTCACACGATAACTAAAGGTGGGTGAAGAGAAATGATTCCATTAATAATTTCAATTTTTGCGCTCTGTCTTAATGTCTATATGATTGGATTTAAAAATGGGCAAAATAAAAAATAGTAGCAGCCAAGAATAATTTTATAGTGTCACTGTGGCGGAAAGGGTAGACGCTAAGCATGTGTGCTAGGTCAATGCTTCGGCAACCATGCAAGGTTCGATTCCTTGCCAGCGACATTAAATGCCTATGACGGTTACGACTACCGAAAAAAGATCGTTAAGAAGCTATACGGTGCTACGTACGGCAATGTAGTAAGTGTGCTATCTGTACACCACCAAGCTTCGGTCACTGTGGCGGAAGTAGAAGACGCAGCGGTAAATGGCGAGTAGCCTCGTGAGAGCCTGGTAAGTTCTCGTGAGTGGTGCAATCCCACTCCAGCGACTTTAAGCAACCGAGGCATCGGCGGTTTAAAAATATAGGGGTGCGCAATTTCGTACGCGTTTTGTGCATCGTGCAAGTTACTATTACATATTAGATCACTCTTTGAGTGGTCTTTTTATTTTTGCACAAAGGAGGAAACAACAATGTATAGACCACAATACTTAGAACAGAAGTATGAAGTAATCACTGTTCATAAAGGTAATGGCGAAAAAGTATATGAGTATAGAAGACCAATAAAGAGCGATACATATAAACGAAAGGAAAACAATGAAGTTATTCCATTGTATGGCAAAAGAATAGCTAAGCATTAAATAAGATTGCGAAAGGAGACGGAACATGACCGAGGAATTCTATAGATGGCTATTACAGTTGACAAGAGAAGATCGTTTGGTTAAGTTCTATCAGTCTCCTAAATGGCGCAGGCTTAGAGAGAAAGCGATGAAACGAGATCACTATGAATGCCAAGAGTGTAGAAGACTAGGTAAGTATCATAGAGTAGAGAACGTTCATCATATAAAGGAAGTCAAGGATAGACCTGACTTAGCTTTAGATTTAGATAATCTTATTTGTTTATGTGTTGAACATCATAATGAAGTTCATGGCAGATATCTTACAGCATTAGATAAACAAGAGAAGAAGATAGAAAGCTTTGCTAACTTCGATGCAAGTGAAAGGTGGTAAGTGCATGATCATCAATGATAATGGCAGAGAGTATGATACAGAAAAGATTGAAGAGTATTCATCTTATACTCAGGGATTAATTAAACGTTTGATATACGTTCGCTATGTAGGTATTAGGGATCTGTTATCAGATAACTGTTGTAGTAAATACAAAGTGAATCAAGTAAGAGAAGCGTTGAATAAAGATAATAACGTCGAAAGAATAAAAAATGTTTTTGGATATAGTATTGAAGAGATTAATTATTACATTGACTTCGCTGAAGCTTTCATTCCGATGGTGAGATAACCCCCCCTTAAAATAAATCGCAAATTTTTTGGGGGTGATGAAACGGAGGGGGCTGTCAGGAAAAGAGATTTTTTCGAACTTTATCATGAAAGGAGGGCTAAAATGTTTAAAAACGAATTGTCTCAAAATCGCTACAGAGAAAAATTACGCCGCTCTTTAATAAGCCAATTGGAAAGTCAGAAAACAAATATTGAGCCATTCTTAGATAATGTTGATCGTTATATCAGTTTATGGGAAACGGCGATATCACTGGAAGAAGATATATCCGAGAACGGCATTAGACTGGAGAATGGTAAAAAGAATGAATCAGTAGCGTTGCTTGTTTCTGTCAACAAACAAATGGGATTGATGTTGGATAAACTTGCCATTACTCCTGAATTGGTAGGTGAAGCAAATGAATCAATTCCTGAGTTATAAGCATATTGAAAATTGGTTCAAAGCTATAGAAGAAGGCACTATCAAGGTATGCAAAGAGCAATTATTGCTAAAAAATTATCTAGAAGAAAGAGTCTTTACTAGAGAAGATATTTACTTCGATAAGCAGATGGTAGAGGATTCAATCAATATACCAGCACAATACTTTCCATTCGAATTAATTCCGTGGGAAAAATTTCTACAATGTTTTATTTATGGTGTTCGATGGAAAAAAGATAAAACACTAGTGTTCAATAGATATCTTTCATTAATGGGACGTGGTAATGGTAAAACTGGTTTTGCTTCTTGGAACAACTTCTTTCTACTAACCGCTAAACACGGTATTAAAAATTATGATATTGATATCTATGCCAATAATGAAAGCCAAGCAAAGACTAGTTTTGATGATGTATTTAAAGTAATTAAAGATCATCCTGATTTAGATAAAAAAGTATTTAAAGCTACGAAGGAAGTTATTCAAAATATCGCTACAAACAGCAAACTTCGTTATAACACGGCAAATGCTAGAACAAAAGATGGGAAGCGACCAGGTGCAAACCGCTTTGATGAAATTCACGAAAATGAAGATTATTCAATGATAAATGTGGCTACTTCTGGTGGTGGTAAAATTCGAGATTATAGAGAATTTTATGATACAACTAATGGTCATGTTCGTGGTGGTCCGCTTGATGACATTATAGAAGAATCAAAAATGATTCTTTCTGGAGAACTTGGAATTGACAAGGATGGAGCAGAATTTTCTAGTTTGTTTCCATTTATTTGTCGCTTGGATAACGATAATGAAGTTGATGATCCCGACATGTGGGAAAAAGCTTGTCCAACTATTAATTACAATGCAGATTTAAAACGGAAAATGTTTCAAGAATACTCTCAAATGCAACGTAATGCTGGTTTAAGACTTACGTTCATGACCAAACGAATGAACAGACCTATGGAAGATACACGATTTGCTGTTGCTTCATATGATGATGTTCTGCATACGAAAGAAAAAGAATTTCCTGAAAAAATGGATGAAGTGATAGGAACAGTCGATTTTGCTGATAGACGAGATTTTGCCAGCGTTGGGTTGCTAGGAAAATACGATAAAGATGTTTATTTTACACAACATACTTTTATCCACGAATCAGCCCTTCGATTACAAAACATCAAACGAGAGGTTATAGATATTTCTATAGATCAAGGAAAATCACAGATCGTTCATGGAAAAAATATAGAAGCTGATTATATTGTAGGTTGGTTTCTTGAAATGAGTAATAAATATTATATTAAAAAAATCGCTATGGATATGTACCGTGCAAAAATATTGAAGCCCGCTTTAGAAGAAGCAGGTTTTACTGTGGAAATTGTTCGAAGCGGATCTGTTACACATGGTATGTTAAAAGATCTGGTTGATGACCTTTTTATTAATCAACGTTTATTTTTTGGTGACGATGCGATTATGCGTTGGTATTGCATGAATGTATATGAAGAGCATATTTCTAATGGAAATATACGCTATGAAAAAATAGAACCTGAAACTAGAAAAACGGATGGCTTTTTTTCATTCCTTCATGGTTTGAATTTTTTAGATGATATTTATGATTCTGCTCCTGTAACAGTCACAAATAGCTCAGTAGAAAATACAGGAACTGGATTTACTCCTCTAGTATTCTAACTTGAAAGGAGGTGAGAAAGTGGGGATTTTTCAAAAGGCGGTAGGATACTTCACAAAAAAAGCAACGGTTCCTTTAGAAGAATACTTTTGTAAATTGCAAGTTGATTTTGTGTATCGAAAATTTGCGATTGAAACTTGTATTGATTTGATTGCAAATGCGATGAGTAAAGCGGAATTCAAGTCATATGAAGATGGAAAAAATAAAAAGAATGATCTTTACTATAGGCTGAATGTAGCTCCTAATAAGAAAAATAATGCAACAGAATTTAGAAAAAAACTGATCAGGAGATTAATATTCTACAATGAAGTATTGATCGTTTCTCCGTCTAATAATTCTAGCGAAATATTTATTGCGGATAGTTGGGATGTCACAGAATATGCATTGAAAGATGATGTGTTTTCTCAAGTGCAAATTAACAACATAGTCCTTGATAGAGAATTTCTAGAAAGTGATGTTATCTATATAAAATACGCAGATCAACAAATTAGGCAACTAGTCGATGCGTATTATCAAGCGTATGGGAAACTCATTTCTAGTGCCATGAATGTTTACAAGCGCTCTAACGCTCGTAGATACGTACTGAAAGGGAATTTATTCCGACCGCAAGACAATACAACACAAGATCAAATCAATAAAATGATGACATCACAATTTAAGGCTTTTATGGAAGCTGATAATGCAGGTGCGGTATTTCAATTACAAAATGAGTACACATTAGAAGATTTCAGCGGAAACTTCCAAAGCAATTCAAGAGATATAAAAAACTTAATAGACGACATCTTTGAGATGACAGCAGCAGCGTTTCACGTTCCGAAAAACCTACTAAAGGGAGACATGAGTGGGTTATCGGATCAAGTGGACGCTTTTTTAATGTTCGAAATCATACCGATTGCTGAACTTATTCAGGATGCGTTTAACGCTAGTCTCTATGAAGTAGAAGAATACTTGTCAGGGAATTTTGTACGTGTGGATACAACTATGATCAAGATTACTAGCTTCAAAGATTTGGTTGACGCTATTGATGTAGGCATTAGAAATGGAGTATTTACAATCAACGAAGGAAGAGAACGCGTTGGAAATGATCGCTCTGATAAGGCGATGGCAGATGAAATATTTATAACTAAAAACAATCAACAAGTATCGAAAGGAGGTGAGGCGAATGACGACAATGAAAACATTTCTAGCAGTAAAGAATGAAGGCGCAGTACCGCAAATTTTTATTCAGGGATTTATTGGTTCTAGTTGGTTCTTTGAAGGGAATACTGACAAGGGAATCAAAAATATTTTGGATAGTCTAGGTGATCAAGAAGAAATTGAAGTAGTAATTAATTCAAACGGTGGAGACGTATTTCAAGGGATTGCTATTGGGAACTTACTTAAGTCAAATAAAGCAAAAGTTAACGTTGTGATTAACGGCTTAGCCGCTAGTGCTGCTTCAATTATCGCAATGGCTGGCGATACTATAAAAATCTACAACAATGCACAATTGATGATTCACCGCGCTTCCACATACGGAGAAGGAAATGTCGATGACTTCCGTACGATTGCTGACCAACTGGAATCAATTGATAAATCGGTAAAGGCTTCATATAAAACACGATTCAATGGCACAGATGAAGCATTGCAAGAACTTCTTGAAAAAGAATCGTTTATGGATGCAGAAACAGCTTTGAGTTATGGATTGGTCGATGAAATTATCGATGCAGAAAATAGCTCAGGTACTGAAGCTAAAAAAGAACAAAGCGTTGAAGAAATTTTGAATGACGTTAAAGAAAAAAGAGCAGAAAAAATTGCTGCATTTACAGCAGCATTAAATAAAACATTTGGACAAGGAGATGTAAAATAATGACAGTTAAAAATTTAAAAGGTGTAACAGCTGCAAGCGACCAATTGATGAAAGCTTTTAAAGATGGTAACGAAGAATCTTTTAGCGCAGCTATGGTAAGCTTATCTAAGGAAATTCAGGATAAAATTTTAGAAGAAGCAACAGCAAAAAATCAAGATCAATTAGTATTAATGAACCGTGGTCAGCGTGTATTAACTACACAAGAAACAAAATTCTATAACGAAGTAGTGAAAAACGAAGGTTTTGCAGGGGTCGAAGAATTAGTGCCAGCTACTGTATTTGAACGTGTATTTGAAGATTTAGAACAATCTCATCCACTATTGCAAAAAATTACTTTTGTTAACACAACTGGTGTAACAGAATGGATTGTGTCACGTGGAGTCAATCCAGCATGGTGGGGTAAACTTTGCGAAGCTGTTAAAAAAGTTTTAGATAATGGCTTTGATGTAATTAACATGAAGCAGTTCAAGCTATCAGGTTATATTCCTGTATGTAAGGCAATGCTTGATTTAGGTCCAGTATGGTTAGATCGTTATGTCCGTACTGTTTTAGTAGAATCATTGAGAATTGCATTAGAACAAGCAATTGTTGATGGTACTGGTAAAGATATGCCAGTCGGAATGATGCGTGACATGAGCAAACAAACTAGCGGAGAATATGCTGAAAAAAAAGCAGAACCTATTACAGCTTTAGATGCTGTAACTATGGGCGGTTTGATGGCGCGACTATCAAAATTCAATATCGAAGGTGTGAATGATCCGATTTATCGTAATGTGAATCCTTCTGATGTGGTCCTAATTGTGAATCCAACTGATTACTGGTCTAAAGTATTCCCAGCTAAGACTGTACTAACTGCTAATGGAGAATACGTACAAGTATTGCCAGTACCAGTTTCAGATTTGCAGTCAACGGCTGTGCCAGAAGGAAAAGCAGTTATTGGGGTAGCCTCAGATTACTTCATGGGTGTAGGATCTACACTAAAAATTGAAGCTTCAGATGAATACCATTTTGTTGAAGACGAACGCATTTATCTAGCTAAACAATATGCAAACGGTCAACCTAAACGTAACGATAGTTTCATTGTATTAGATATTAGCGCTTTGGGAACTACTACTACAACTACAAAACCAACAACCACAACAACTACAACACAAGCGTAGGTGATCAGAATGAAGTATATTCTTTGTCAGCCGGCAATCAATCGGTTTAAATGGGAGCTTGAAGTTTGTTTAACTAATCTGAAGAAACTAGGAATCAAAGATATCGTATTGCTTTTCAGCAGACACGATGATCAGATTCCTATTTTTTTTGAGAAGGAATATGGTGTTGAAGTTCATGTGTACGATGATCTGCGGGACGACAAAGAGTATATTCCTTCGATTAAACCATATTTATGGTGGAAATATTTAGAAGAAGATCATTCGCGTGAGGACGACCGATATTTCTATATCGATTCGGATGTCATTTTCAATAAAAGAATTAATTTGCGCAAATTGCCTTCTAAAGATGATGTTTGGTATTGTAGCGACTGCTGTAGTTATCTAAGTCTTGATTATATTAGAAGCTGTGAAAACGGAGAAAATATTCTAAAAGATATGGCAAACATTGTAAATGTTACAGTAGAATCTTTGGAAACTATAAACACTAATTCAGGAGGCGCACAGTGGGTTATTAACCGTCCTAAAGCGAATTATTGGAAAAAGGTTTATCTGGATTCTAATCGGCTATATCGCTACCTTAGAGGGCAAAAAACAAATATACAAATCTGGACAGCCGAGATGTGGGCACAGCTTTGGAACATGATGTATTTCAATATTGGTCCTAAAGTTCACGAGGAATTAGACTTTTGTTTTGCTACTGATCCAATAGAAAAAGTTAAAGAAGTAAAAATCTTACACAATGCTGGAGTAACAACAAACGATGAAGATTTATTTTTCAAAGGGAGATACGTGACTTCTACGCCTTTTGATGAAGATTTATCATTTGTAAACAAGAAAAAATGCTCTTACGCATATGTTAAAGCAATTAAGGCGGTGGTTAGATGACGCCTGAACAAGTGACTGAAGAATTGCTAATAGCTGTGAAGGATAATATTTACGTTACCTGGAACGAAGAAGATGAGTCAATTAAAAAGATGATAGCTAAAAATGCTGTTTATCTTCAAAGTAAAGTGAGTACAACACTTTCTTTTTCTCCTGAAAGCTTAGAATACGGATTGCTAATCGAAAGATGTAGATACGACTGGAATCGTGCTTTAGATGAGTTTGAACAAAATTTCGCTAGTGAGTTATTAGGTTTCATTCAACATTATGCGCTACAAGAATATATTGCAGGTGATGTGAATGGCGAATAATCGTAGACTCGAAGAAACATTCAACGATGGTTGGTTAAAGATTTTGACGCAAACTACCAAAAGAAATGAACTAGGAAAAAAGATTGGTGTAGAAGATACAGAAATCACTTCTTTAAAATTTAGAAATCTTTCCATGAGAGATAGTGATATAACAGCTATGGATGCGATGGGATCGAAATTAACTAAGAAAGTAAAGACTCCATTTCATCCAATCGCCAAGAAATTTAATAAAGATCAATATTTTATCGTAATCGATAGTATGCGTTACAACGTTATCTATGCCGATTACGATAATTTTTATATCTATTTTTATCTTGAAAGTGTGGGTGAATATGGTGATTGATAATTCTAAAGAAAAAGAACGTTTAAATAAGCAAATTTCTGCTATCAAAACTTCCTTAGAAGAGCATTTTGGCCTCAAACTCTTTCAAGACTCCGTAGGCGAGGATGAGCTACCTGATGATTTTAATTACTTCATTCTCGAAACAGGAGAAATAGAAATGATCACTGAGCCAAAATATAGCGTGGGTCAAAATCTATATCTAACTTTCTATTCAGAAAATAGAGAAGATTTAACAGGAGACTCACTAGATATTATTTCATTGATTCAAAATCGTTCGATTCGTTTTCAGAGAATGGATCCCAATCATTTAAAACTAGAGAACCAAGATCGCTATATCGATCAATTGGTATTTACGTTTAGACGATTATTGAAGAGTGATTGTCATGGCTAAAAATAGTTGGGAGCTAAAAATAAATGGACATGATGAACTTCTTGTGCGGATGGAACGCTATTCAAGCGAGAGCGAACGACTGATTAACGAAGCATTGAAATCAAAAGGTTCGGCTATTGCAGTGGATAGGATTACAGAAAAAATTCCTGTTTCTGAAGCAGATTTAAGAAGAGGGCACCAACACGCAAAAAATAGTCGTCCACTTAAGACTCAATACATTAATTTGGGTTTCATCATTAGACCTACAAGAAAATTTGAGTATTTAAAATATCCTGATTTGGGGATAGGTACTTCTAAAAGAAATCAGCCGGACGAATTTATGAGAAGAGGATTAGGTCTTGCACTTGATCCAATTACAGAACTTCTGATTCGTCAATTCGATAAATTAAATAAATAGGGGGAACAACAATGGCTAAAACAAAAACTGTAGTAACAACGTTCGATAACGTAAGTATCAAACGAATTGCTTTTAATTTTAAGAACGCAGGAAATGCAATCGCAACGAATTGTAATGGACAATTAGATGGCGAAACAGAAATGCAAACGGTGGTTAAAAAATGTGGAGCGACAGAAGTAAAATCAAAATCTAAACCAATCAATATGACGGTAACAATTACTGCACATGTACCGATGGAAGTTTATCGACGTTTCAATGGGTTGAAACAAGATGGACGTATTAAACCAGGCATTTACTCTTACGGTCCTGATTCCGTAGGCGAAGATTTCTCACTTGCTGCAGAGATCGTGGATGACTTCGAAGAAAATAGAAAGTTAGTTGGTATGTTAGCATGCACTTCGAATACAGGATTAACATTCTCTATTGAAAATGGTGCGGATGAAGTAGCTGCGTTAGAACTAGAAACAAAAGTTATGCAAGATGAATTTGGTAAATTTTATCATGAAGCAATTGTTGCAGAACTTGAAGAAGACTTAACAGATCAATGGATGACGAATCTATCTGCTGATGTGATTAAAAAAACTTCAGTTGTGACAACTACGGCCACTCAATCACAGTAAAAAAAACGGAGGTAGCGAAATGAACGAAGATTACTCAAAAATTGAACTAAACGATGGAACAATTTTGAATTTAGAACCTAAACTGAATATCAAGAAATTATTGATGATCAATAGAGATTTTAACACAGACGAGTTTGCAAAAATGACTGTGGGAAAAGGATCCATGGATATTTCTGTTATTCAAGGTGCAAAGGCTGTGTATATTGCTTACCGCCAAGCGAACATGACTGATTATATTTCATTCGATGAATTTATCGATAAATGGGATTTTGATATGGCTACTGCCAGCTATATTTATCAATTGATGATGTTCAAACAAGCACGCGATGCTTATCAAAAAGAATTTGAAAAAGCAAATAAGGAAAAAAAGCTTCAAAAGTAAAAATTCCAAAGCTCTTAGTTGAAACGTGGGTCGATGTCTATTCGATGTTGACCGACGTTTTTTCTATGCCTTCAGATTTGGTTTTAAGCGATATCTGTTTAGATGACATTTTGCAAATGGCTTACAACAAGAGTGCTTATGAAGGATGGAAAAACTATGCAATAAACCAATCCCAGAAAAACTAAAGAAAGGAGGTAAAAAATGGCTAAAAAGAGAACAGAAGCAGAAGTAACTTTCATAGCTAACGATGACGGATTGAAATCTACGTTAAAAGAAATCAGTGCTGAATTAACTAAAAATAGAGCAGAATTAAAACTAGAACAAGCTCAATTACAACAGACTGGTTCTGAATCAGACAAGTTAGGAAGTAAATTATCTTCTTTAGAAAAGCAGTATGAATTACAAAGTCAAAAAGTTGAAGTAACTAGCCAACGTTTAGCCAATGCGAAAAAATATTATGGAGAAAATTCCACCGAAGTTCAGAAACTTGAAAGAGAACTGATTAATCAACAAACAGCGCAACAACGTTTGTCAAACGAAATTGATAAAACGAGTAATGCACTAGCTCAAGCAAAAGGCGAAATACAGACGTACGAGTCTACAATGCAACAGTTGGATAGCGAACAAAAAAATGTTCAAGCTAGTGCTTCTCTGATTGAATCCGAATACAAAAAATGGCAAGCAACTGCTGGTCAATCAGCTTCTGAAGCCGAGAAATTAGCGAAAGCCCAAGAATATGTTTCTCAACAATCTGAAAATGCGGAGAAAACGATAGATATCCTAAGACGACAGTTAGAAGCTACACAGTCTGAATTTGGCGCTACATCCACAGAAGCAATGCAGATGGAAGCGAAGCTTAATGATGCTGAACGTGAATTTGAAGAGTTAGGACAAGCTGCTAAAAATGTAGATACAACTAACTTGGACGATATCGGAAGCAAAATAGATATGAATAATTTAATGGAAGCTTCTGACGTTTTAAGCGACATTGGCGATAAGCTTACAGAATTAGGGAAACAAGCAGTGGACTCTGCTAACAGTGTAGGTAGTTCCCAGAGTAAGATACAAGCTAATTTTGGTTTGTCTAAACAAGAGGCTGAAGAATTAACGAATGTAGCCAGAGACATTTATTATAAAGGTTTTGGAGAATCGTTAGATCAGTCCACAGATGCATTGATTTTGGTAAAGCGTAATTTAGGAGATTTAAATAATCAAGATTTACAAAATATCACGGAACAAGCTATGGTCCTAGAAAACACCATGGGCGCTGATATGGATGAAACGTTACGTGGTGTAAATGGCTTAATGGTCAATTTCGGCTTGAGTGCTCAAGATGCAATGGATTTAATGGTTTCGGGTACTCAAAACGGTTTAGATAAAACGCACGAATTAGGCGACAATATGGCAGAATATAGCCAATTATGGAGTCAAATGGGATATTCAGCTGATGAAACGTTCGGAATGCTTCAAAATGGTTTAGATGCGGGTGCTTATAACCTTGATAAAGTCAATGACTTAGTTAAGGAAATGGGAATATCGTTAACAGATGGTCGATTTGAGCAAAACATGGATATGTTTAGTGAAAGTACTAGAAAAGCTTTTGAAGAGTGGAAAAATGGCGGAGGAACACAAAAAGACGTTATTAATTCCATGATTCAAGATTTTAGCAATATGGATGGTCAATACGACCAATTAAATAAAGCTTCGACAATTTGGTCTGCGCTTGGCGAAGATAATGCGATGAAAGTTGTCCAATCTTTAACTGATGTTAACCATACATTTGATGATGTTAGTGGATCTGCACAAAAAATGAATGAAGATTCTACTACTCCGTTGCAAGAGTTGAACGGGAAAATAGCTGAATTAAAGGATTCATTAGCTCCTATAGGCAACACAATCATAGATGCACTCGAACCAGTAATTGATTTTCTAGGAAAGATGGCTGATGCGTTTAATAATCTTCCACAACCAGTACAGGATTTCATTGTTGCTATAGGTGGTCTTACAGCAGCATTTGGCATACTGTTACCGGCAATACTAGCCGTGTCATATTTATTTGGTCCGATGATGCTTATAATTGGAGGAATTATAGCTGTTATAGCAGGCGTTATTGTGGCAATTAAGAACTGGGGTGCAATTACTGACTGGTTTAGTGGTTTATGGAAAAAATTTACTGATTGGTTGGGTGATACTTGGGAAAGTATAAAAGACGGAGCCTCATCAGTTTGGGATGGGGTTAAAGAAACCTGGTCTGGATTTGTAGATTGGGTTCAAGATATTTGGCAAGGAGTTTCTGATTGGTTTGGAGAGCTATGGAGCGGATTAGTTGAAGGAGCTTCCAACATCTGGCAAGGAGTCCAAGAAACTTGGCAAACATTCGTTGATTGGGTTTCAAATATTTGGAACGGAGTCAAAGAAGTATGGTCGATTATTTGGGCAGACATTGTAGGAATTGTTCAAATACCATGGACATTAATAACGTCATTGATTCAAGCTGGTATTAATATTATCGTGGGTATTTTTGATGTAGCTGGACAGTTATTGGGCGCAGCTTGGCAAGCTGTTTGGACACCTATTTCTGATTTCCTTAAAAATACTTGGGATACTATGACACAATGGATAAGTATCGCTTGGAATGGGATTGTAACTACATTCCATACTATATTTGATCCAGTAGTGGCATGGTGGAATGGTATATGGACAGCTATTAGTACTACGGCTTCAAATATTTGGAATTCAATTAGTGCAACAGCTTCTAGTATTTGGAACAGTATCAAGAATACAATCACTAGCTTGGTACAAGCAGCTGCTACAGTAATTCAAAATATTTGGTCAACTGTATCTAGTTGGTTAGGTGGAATTTGGAATTCAATCAGCTCTACAGCATCAAATATCTGGAATAGTGTGACTAGTAGTATAAGCAATGCTATAAACGCAGCTAAAAGTGCCATTCAAAGTGTTTGGAATAGTATATCTTCGTGGATTAGCGGAATTTGGAACGGTATCAAAAATACTGCTTTGAATCTTTGGAATGGAATTACAAGCACTATTAGCTCTAAAGTAAACGATGGAAAAAATGCAATTTCAAGCGGTTGGTCCAATCTAACAGGTATTGTTTCCGACATATTCAATAATGTTAAAAGTACAATTGCTAACATATGGGAAGGCATCAAAAAGACTGTTAGCGCTCCAATTGATTGGATTAGAGACAAAATCAGTGGCATTTTTGATAATTTGAATATTTCTATACCACATATTCCGTTACCGGAATTTATCATGGAAGGCAGCTTTAACCCGCTAAAAGGTCAAATCCCCCATTTGCGTGTAAAATGGCATGCTAAAGGAGGTATCTTTACTAAACCAACTTTACTAGGTGGAATGAACGGTGTCGGTGAAGCAGGACCTGAAGCAGTTTTACCTTTGAAAAGATCTGTTTTGCAAGAAATTGGTGATCGTATCTTGAGTAGCACATCAGTTTCATCTAGGGCACAAACGATTCAACCTGTGAATAACTACGAATTCAATTTCACAATTGATGGTAACGCAGATGAGGTTACTATGAAGCAAACAACTCAACAAATCATTGATAGCATTACAAAAATTCAAAATGATAATGCTTCGGCATGGCGTTAAACAGGAGAGTATTTCTCCTGTTTTTTTAGTATTAAAAAGGATGTGAAAAAATGACTGATTGTATACATTCTATAATCGATGGATTTCCTGATTATTTGCATAAATTGGCTTTAGCTGAAAGACCAACCATACCTTCTCCAAAAAGACAGAGAGTTGAAACTTCTGTTTTAGGTAGGTTAGGTGGCTTAGTACAAGATTACTCGTTTGAAGATATGTCGTTTACATTGCACTATAACTATTTAGAGGATGTGGAAGACCATCAAGCGTTCAAGCAATCGTTTTATATCATGCGTCATTGGTTAAACTATGCAAAGAAATTAGAATTCTCTGACGATCCCAACGTCTATTACGTTATCCAGACTATCGATATTGGGGATGCAGAAAACGATATTGTTGAATGGGGAGAGTTCGATGTAAATATTACTGCGAAACCATTCGCAAGAGTTCAAGAAGATGTACCTATAACCGTAGATAAACCACAGTCATTTAACTTGCTGAATAATAGTTTAGAAGAAAGTTTTCCAAAGATTATCATCACTCCTTCAGCTACTTCATGCCAGTTCATCTTAAATGATTATGTGTTTAGTTTCGAAGGCTTAGTAGCAGGAACTGATGTAGTCATTGATAGTGATTTGATGCTTTGCTACGAAGAGCAATCGGACGGAGATATTTTAGATCGGTCCAACAAAATGAAGACCATGCAATATCCGACATTGCAAGTGGATATCAATCATTTTAATTGCACTGGTTTGAGCAAAATACAAATTTATCGTAACGGGTTAAGGTAGGTGAAATAGATGATCGATAATTTAATAACTATTTACGATAAAAATGACGCGAATAATTTAGCTGAACATTTATATGATACGCAAGGTTTAGGCGCTTTGTCAGACTGGTTAACAGCTACTGTTAGCAATAAACTAAACGGAGCCGAGATATTTCAGGGTACTTATTCAATAAACGGAACTAATGCAGATTTGATTGTAGACGGACGTATTATTCAGTGTTATGTAGATGAAAATCGAGCAAAACAGCGTCTACGGATTTATTATGCAAAAACTTCTGTAATAGGCAATACGATAGAAGTAAAAGCTGAACCTATTTTCAATGATATAAGAAAATCGGTGTTGAATAAATATGACAGCGGAACAGAAAAGATCACTGCTACTCAGGCATGGCAAAACGCAAAAGTTTTAGCGAAACCAGCTATCCCTTCGCAGTTTTCTTTCTCGTCATTAGTAGATACGCTTGCTAATGTGAAGATAGAAAAGGCGAATTTTTTAGAATTCTTTGGTGGAAAAGAGGGATCTATTCTAGATCGATTTCATGGTGAGTTTCTAAAAGATAATAACACATTACGTCATGAAAAAAGTCTAGGTACGGATCATAAAATCAAAGCGATTTATACTAAAAACTTAACTGGTCTTGACTTAGAGATTGATGCTCAAAGTGTTTTAGTTGGAGTTTATCCATTCATTAGCAGCTCTTCAGAAGGAGAAGACGAGATCACTCTACCAGAAGAAGTTATTTTCACGGATTACGTGGATGATTATCCTGCTGGATATGTTTCTTTTGTTGATTTTAAAGACAAAGCGACTGATGTAGCCACATTAAGGGAAGCTGCTAAAGACTGGTTGAAAACAAACATAGATAAACAAAAACCACAAGTGAGTGGTTCGATTGAATTAGTACCATTGAGGCATCAAAGAGGCTATGAAAAATTTGTTGATCTAGAAAAAGTTTCGATGGGTGACGGAGTAGATGTGTATCATCCACAGTTAAAAGTGAATATGTCAGCGAGAATTGTGGAATATACGTTTAATGTTCTAACCAATTCATACGATAAATTAGTTGTAGGAAACGTCAAAACAAACTTCTTAGAAAACACAGAGAATAATGTCAGCAATTTGATTAATGATGCCATTGATCAATTGAAAAACGGTGGCGAAATCAGTGATTTACTCAATGATATTGTAGATCATCAAACTGATATGATTACTGGTCAAAATGGTGGTTATGTTTTATTAGATCCTAAAGAAGCGCCTAGTCGTATTTTGATTATGGACACACCAGATAAGAATACCGCAAGGAATGTTTTACAAATCAACAATGCTGGTATTGGTTTTTCTAAAACTGGCATTAATGGAACATATGAAACGGCATGGACGTTAGATGGCGGATTCAATGCCTCGTTTATTACGGCTGGTGAAATAGTAGGAATTACTATTAGAGGTACTACATTAATTAGTGATGGTGCTGATTATAGAACAAGTATTGCTAATGGCAAAATGACTTGGTACTCAAAAAAAGTTAACAAAGATATTATGGAGCTAGAAGCACGTGATTATGTAAGTGCTGATGCCGGTATTGTATCATACACCATGAAAACTGGTGGTGGTTTCATGATTAGAAATCCACAGGGTAACTTGGTTTTTAGTACGTGGGATAATGGTAATAACAGACCGTTTCTATCTTTTGGTGCGCCCAATTTCAGGTATAGCAATGCTAGTTATGTAACTTCTGGCGACGGTAGTTCTTTAAGCATTAATGGTAGTGCGGGTAACTCATGGGAATTTAAGGTAGCTGGTAGGACTATGAAATTTACTAGTGATGGTATGCTAACGTTACCAGGTTGTTTTTTTGGTTCATGGGAAGATGGGAAACTTGCTAGGTTTGAACAATCAACGGTACAAGTATATAAAGATTTTACTGTTAGAGGTACTAAAAACTCAACTGTACCAACAGAACATTATGGACAACGACTATTGAACGCTTATGAAACTCCAGAATATTATTTCGCTGATTATGGGGAAGCCGTTACAGGTGACAATGGTAAAGTTCGTGTTGATATTGACCCCATGTTTGCTGAAACAGTAAATCTAAGTCGGTATATGACACATGTGACACCTACAGAACTAGTTTTGTGTGCTGTTACTCATGAAGATATTGACCATTTCATCATTGAAACTAGTAAGCCAAACGTATTAGTTAGATGGAATTTAGTGGCACACCGTCTAGGGTATGAAGATATTAGATTAAAAGAGGATACAGCATATGATAGCACAGTGCTTGACCAAAAACGTTTTTAAAACGAAGACAAGGAGGTATATAAATGGCTAGCAGTTTATATAATTTGGCTTTAGATTTCAGCAAAGAATTAAACTACACCAAAGCTATTATGGCTCGTCAAGGTGATAAAGGGATTACGGTGACGGTTAAACCGTTTCTAAATGGCTTGCAGATGGATACGAGTGGCGGAACATTTACTTTAAAAGGAACAACACCATCTAACCGTTACGTAGATAATGTTGCAACTAGTGTAACTAGTGAAGAAGTCACGTTTTCTCTTGATGGCACATTTATGAGTGAAGCAGGATATTATAAACACTGCTACGTAGAATATAGAAAAGACAATCAAATTTTAACAACGCAAGATATCATTTTTTTCTCACTAGGAGTGTCTGACATTTCGCAAGGCCAAGCCGATGAATATGTTTCGCAATTAGAAGAGTTGATTCGAAAGTACAACGAAACTTTTGATGCTTTTATGGCTGAAATCAAAGGTAGAGTGGATAGCTTAAATCAACAGATTACTGATTTAACTGGTCAAGCTAAAACGCTACAAGACAAGTTAGATGCTCTGAAAGAAGAAATTTCTAAGTTAGGTAACTTACAAGTGATGTACAGTAACAGCATCGACTTCGGGGACTATGATTATTCGGAGAACCCGAATTTAATGCCATATATTACAGAACCTTGGGTTGGACCTTTGTTAGGTAATGGACATACAGTTAAAGATAGTGTTAAAAGGGTTATAACTCATACTAAAACTAGAACAGCTAATTCCGGCGACATATTATCGCTTGGCTTAGGTATTCCGTGTACAGCGGAAGCTAATAATAGGTATCTTATAACCACTTTACGACCATCTACGACATACACATTAAGCGTTACTATGAGTGTCGGTTCAGATTGGACTGGAGAGACCAATACTATAGGGGTTAGGCTTAGATATTTAAATGAACAAGGTGGTATAGAACTGCCCATTAATGCATTAATACCAGCAAATGTAGAACGCGATAAAATGGTCACTCATACATTTACTGGTATAACAAAAGATAATGTAACTAGCATAACAAACTGTTATGTTGAAATATTCTCACTTAATAGTGAATATAAAGGAACGGTTAGTGTCAGCTATGACGTTAAGTTAAAAGCACACTACCCTAACTTACTAGATGGCCCTTACTGGTTAGGTAAAGTTCCTTTAGGCGAGAATATTGCTGACCCTACAGTTGTCTTTCCACACAAAACTAGTGAATATATGGTTTATGGTAGACGCAATACAGAAAACTATATCGCTGACCAAACATATACCATATCAATGAAAGCAACTAAACTAACAGTTCAATCGTTTGCCGTGTATATTGCTGCTGGCCGCGTTAAAGTAGGAGACATGAAGCCTACTGAGGGGTTAGCTAATACATGGGAGTTAACTTTTACTGTAACTAAGCAACATATAGATAGTGGGGTAACTAATTATCTGGAAATATACCAATACCCGTCAGCTACAAAAGGAGCTGTTCAAATTGAGTGGCTCAAACTAGAAAAAGGCAATACTCGAACCCCGAATATTAGTGAGTATAAATATCGTGGTACTGGTATGCGTGATTCAAACAATCCAAAAGATTATGTTTGGGATCTAGCACCAGAATATGTCGAAGATAATTTGGCCACAGATATTAAAATTTCTGAAATTACTGGTAAAGCAAACAATTATACCGATGGGAAAGTATCGGAGATTAATTCGCAGTTGACTGCTTCAATTAATGAAGTAGACACCACAGCTAAGGATGCTCAAACAAAAGCGAATGCTAATGCGACTGCTATAGATGAATTAGACAATAAGATCGATGAACGCATTAATGATACAGCTACTACCACATTAACAGTTACAAACGGGAATACCGGATCAGCAAAGCTTTATCGTGAAGGAAAAACCGTCACTATTTATTTTTTTGCGTTGAATGGGAAAAGCAGTGGTGGAAATGATTCAACGATACTAACAATTCCAGAAGGCTATCGGCCACCAATTAGTTTTGAGCAACTGGTTGGCTCGATAGACCGTTCTACTTTGAACAGTGCTCAGTTATCTATTGGTGCAGATGGAGCCATTAAATGGCGAAGAAACTCAAGTTATGGATCGGATTATACCTTTGCAATTACTTACACGATTTAGAAAAGCGTGAATCGATATGAAGGCAGCATATAGACCAATTGAACCTTACGGATTCGAGCAAATCATTGTGAATGATGAAGAACATTTACCGGAAGAATGCACAGAAGTCGAACCACCGATTCCAAATTGGAAACCGAAATTCAATTACTGGGAGGGAAATAAATGAAAAACATTTGGAAATATGGCCGTACTGGCGGAGAGTATGCAGGAAAAGTATTGGACGACATGCTTGTATCCGTTCCTTACACAGATCAGCCACCGCTCGAAGGGGTTCGTTCAGATGGCGAACCGCTAACGATTGCTGATCAGATGTTTGATCCTAAATTGAACCAATGGATTATTTTAGCGAACGCGTTAGATCACAACGATTTAAACAATCTCAAAGCGATGTACGAGGCTCTTGAACATGAAAACGGCAACCTAAAACAGCTAAATGCCAAACTCATGCTAAGCGATGTAGCGATTAAACAGGAAAATACTGCATTGAAAGAAAAAGCTGATAGTTTAGCACAAATCAATTCAAAAATGATGCTTGCTTCGTTACAAAATAGCAAAGACATTTCAGAAATTAAAGAGCAACTAAATCCAGCTTCAAAGGGAGGTGAGTAGTATGTTTAGTTTTAGCGATGTGAAAATGATGTATGATTGGGGCTGTTTCACTAACGAACAAGTAATGGTTTTCGTTCCGTTGTGCATTACTGAAGAAAAAGCAGATAAAATCATTAGCAAAGAAGAGAGCGCATCTTAATTGATGTGCTTTTTATTTTGATTCAAGGAGTTGTCACATGATTAATTTAGGGGAATGGGGAGCGATAGCAGGATCAATAACCGCTATCGTTTCTTTGATTTTATTAGTAATAAAACCAATTACTGCATCTTTCTCGAAGATTACTGAGACTCTTTCAAAAGTAAGTCACAATTTAGATTTGCTGACTAAAGATTTAGAATCGAGCAAATCAGATCGATTGATGATTCATGAAGAACTAAAGAAACACGATGAAAGATTAGATACACATGCAGAAAAATTGGTAGAACACACGCAACAAATTAAAACTTTATTTAGGGAGAGAAGAAAATGAATAATAAAACGTTCGAAGTACTAAAATGGTTCGCACTGGTAATTATTCCCGCACTAGCTACTTTCGTGGGGTTAGTTGGTAAAGCGCTCAATTGGCAGTACACAGATATCTGTGTTGTCATCATTACTGGTTTTGGCGCGTTTTTAGGGAGTGTGTTGGGTGTATCAAATCGAACCTACAAAATGTTCTCGGCTGAAAGCGAAGAAGGAGGAAACAAATGAAAAAGAAAATTACTATTACTGCGATGAGCCTGTTAACGGCTCTTTTTTTATTACCCATTAATACGTTTGCTTATACTATTAATGACGAGTATAATTTAGCGCCGAATCAAGGAGACTCCAGATTAGCAATTCCTAACAAAATTATTTTGCACGAAACTGGAATAGATGCACCAGCAAGAAACGTAGCCGCCAACATGAAAAATAATTATAACGGAAGCAATTCTTATACTACAGATGTTATTGGTGACGGTGGGATTGTTTACCGTGTGGGTGAGCAAGGATATGTTTCGTGGGGAGCTGGTAACGCTAATCCTTATGCGCCTGTACAGATTGAATTACAGCGCACATATGATAAAGCATTGTTTGAAAAAAACTATCGAGCTTATATTGAATATACAAGAGATAGTGCAAAAAAATATGGAATTCCATTGACTCTTGATCAAGGAACTTCTTTATTTACAAAAGGAATCATTTCTCATTTGTGGGTGACAAATTATGTTTGGGGGAACCACACAGATCCATATGGTTACTTATCGCAAATGGGAGTTAGCAAAGAAAAGCTTGCTTATGATTTAGCTCATGGATTTACCGATGAAAATCCAACAACTTCTGAAAACAAGCCTGTCATTGATCCAACACGAGCTGGTGCAGCTAATCCTACGCTGACAGATGGAACAAATCACGCCCACATTGATCAGTTTGGGGAAATCGAAAACGCAAACTTGCATGTGGCTGGATGGCACATTGCTAACTATAAATACGAGTATATTTTCATTATGGACTACAATACTGGGAAAGAATTAGCTCGAGTAAGAGCTGATGGAATTTATAGACCAGATGTAAACCAAGCTTATAATACTTCTGGAAATGTTGGTTATCATGTATCTTTCAATATGCGTAATTTTCCTAGTAAGAAAGTCTATGTAATGATGCGGGCAACGAATGATCCAGAGGGAAACACTAAAGGCGGTGCGCAAGATTTCCATGACAAACGTTGGTATTTAAATATTCCTAAACGATAA